AGAACCGGGGGCAAGAACTAATAATGGAGCTTTGTCATTATCTGATACTGGTAATGCAAGAGTAAATTTATTTTTCAAATTAAATAGAGATTCTCATGCAACTTTGAATTTTTTTCAACTAATAGATAATGCATGGGATGAAGATATATTAGATACTATTAAAATCATATTTAATGCACGAGATGCAAGGGGTGGTAAAGGTGATCGTAAGACTTTTTTATTTGCAATGGATCATTTATTTACACATAATTACAACATATGGATGCAGTTAATTAAATATGTACCAGAATATGGAAGATATCTTGACTGGGTTGAAATGGCAAATATGATTTTAGAGTTTGGAGATATAGATAAAATAGATCCAATTATTATTCAAATAGTTGATCAATTAAATAATGATCATGAGAATATGTTAAATGGTCGTTCAGTCTCTCTTCTTGCGAAATGGTTACCATCTGAAAAGAAAAAATGGAATAGGCGATCAATTAATAAATATATTTGTAAAAGACTATTTAATATACATGAAGTATATCATTGGCATTATGCAACATTACGTAAGAAATACTTGACTCCATTGCGTACTTATATTGATATTGTTGAAAAATACATGTGTTCTAACACTTGGTCTGAGATAGATTTTTCAAAAGTACCAAGTATTGCAATGCATCGTTTAAAGAAGGCTTTTTTAAAAAATTCGCCGCTAGAATTTAATAGTTGGAAAGAATCACTACTACGAGGTGAAACGAAAGTCAATTTTAGTCAACTAGAACCCCACCTGTTGGTAATGCACTACAATAATCGATATTTAGCAGATGAAATAATTGAAGCACAATGGAAAAGTATTGTTGAAAAAACAGCTGGTTATGGTGCATTAAATGATTGTTTGGTAATATGTGATGTAAGCGGAAGTATGACAGGTACACCAATGGATGTAGCAATTGCACTAGGAATATTAATTGCGTCAATTACAGAAGAGCCTTTTCGAAATTCACTCATTACATTTTCAACTAAACCAGTATATCATATAATACCTAATAATTGCAAGACATTACTAGATAAAGTTAAGAATGTATCTAAGATGCATTGGGAAATGACAACAGATCTGAATGCTGTTTTTAAATTAATCTTAGATAGAGCATTAGCATATGAATTGAGAGAAAATCAGATGCCTAAAAAATTAATTATATTAAGTGACATGCAATTTGATAGAGCAACGAATCCAAATAAAACAAATTTTGAACAAATAGAGGCTTCATATAGAGAAGCAGGTTATCGTCGTCCAGATATTATATTTTGGAATTTGTCTGGCAGCACAGGAGGCAGCGCGGTTGGCAGCACGGTTGGCAGCACAGTTGGCAGCGAGATAAATGAATTTCCAGTTAGATATAATCAGAATGGTGTGGCATTAATATCGGGATATCGCGTAGATATATTAAAATCAATAATAAATGGTAAAGAAATTACACCTTATAATATTATGCGTGAAACGATAGATTCTTCACGTTATGAAAAAATAAAAATTTGATTTGATTCAATCTTTGTCTACTTCACCAGCAATTATTTAAAGTCTAATTTTCAACATTGAAAATGCTAAAAAAAATAGTAGGCAGAAATCAAAATTTATTAGGTGAATTTTCTACATCCAGCAAATATATAGTTATTACTGAGTTTAATAATCAAAATGTAGATCGATTTAGAAAGCAGGTAGTCTCCTGCAACCGAACAGCAATATTTTATTTACACATTAATTAAAAGTAAAGCGATTTTTATTTACTTTCAGCTTTGATTCTTTTTTCTATATAAAATTAAATTATTTTATTTATGATAAATGTATTCGATTATAAATACCGATAAGGGACGTGGCTTATATGCTTCTGTGGATATTCCAAAAGATACAATTATAATCAAAGAAAAGCCTTCAATGATATGTGAAGATGCATATGATTGTGTATATAAATTATATATATATGACTCTGAATATGATGATAAATTAATGTTAGATTATAAAGTATTAGTACCTACTAAGATTGATAAATATATTATTGAATACGATCAGATTCAAAAAGACATCAAAACGTTACCTGACTATATGCGGGAATTCTTTGATAATTTTGACAAAAATAAATTGAGAATTTTACTTGCAAAGTTTCACAGAAATGCATTTACGTATTCTAGTTATCACGGTGGCGGATCTGCATTGCTTTTTACAGGTAATATATTGAATCATTCATGTGCACCAAACGTTGACTTCTTTGTGGACAATTATGGATATTTCATTTTTGTCACAAATAGAGCTATCAAGAAAGACGAAGAATTATGCAATAAATATATAGATGTTAATTTATCTTTCAAAAAAAGACAAAAAATATTATTAGATCAATATGGATTCGTATGTGAATGTGAGAAATGTATTAGTAATAATTGTCTAAATTGTTGCTAATCAAAGATTCCCTCATCTTTATAGTAACTATAAATTGTTTGTTTTTTATTATATGATAAATAAATATTATAATAGACATCATAGACATTCGTATTTTGTAATGATAGTGATAATAAATAAACTATAAATATTAGTAAATTATATATGATATCAGTTGGTGTCGCGGATAAAGGAACTAATAAAAATCCAATACTATGAGTAATTAGTATTAACAATGCTAAATTATAGTTAAAGAAAGGTCTTTTTTTAATATAAAGTATCAATAAAAAACCTAAAGCTCCGAAAAATGTAAATAATACTATTGGAAACAATGAGAATTTAATAATTTTTAAAAGATATAATGTAATTAATGTGAAACCCCACCATGAAAATATTTGATAAAATGGATGCTTAGCCATTATCTTTCTATACATCTAAAATTTATTTTAGATTCCCTTCCGAATATTTCTGTAATCGACTGCAATGCAGCAGCTGGACTGAATGTATCTGAACAACAAAATATGTCCATATATGCAGATGCTGTCTCCGGATACGTATGAATTGACAAATGAGATTCACTTAGTACATACACATATGTGACACCGAATGGTTCAAATTGATGTCCTGCTTGATTAACAACATGCAATTTGCAATCAATAATTATCTTTTTGAGTAAAGGTATAAGCGTATTTATATATTTTAAAGGTTCCGGATTTGGAATATTACTTATAGTAATAATACAATGATTACCTATCATTTTATATATTTTATGTGAGAAAATCTAAAATCTAAAATCTTATATCTTATAAAAATTGAAATCTTATATAGTTTTACTCTAAATAAAAGAAAAATGTCTGAAGAGGAAATGGCTCAAACATTCAAAGAAATAATGAATATGTTTTTAAAAATTGAATTAGTACATTTGTTTAGACCCAAAACAAAATTAAATTAAGCGTCATTCTTGACAAATGCGCATATTTTACCGTCGCATTTAGAACATTTACCACATACCATATTTCTGCCATTCTTAGACTTCTTTTTGGATGGGTCTTTTATTTCACCTGAAACTTTGCATCTAACGCAATATCCTTTAGTTTTGGCTTCTCCTGGCATTCTCTTCCTAAAACATATCACCTAAAATAAATTTGGTGTATTTATTAGAATCACTTCCGGGTTCTAGTATTTTTTGTTCATATTGTTTACTTTGCACGGAAACTTGATTAGTCCACGGATATTTATTATTGTCGCATGTAATATTACCCCCTGCGGTATAAATACATGGGTGATAATTGTAGTTCTTAGATGTATTTTTACTACATTGAAATACACATGCACTGTCTGCCATTTGTTTACTTTATATACATATAATTTTCTTTTAATTTTATAATGATGGATCCAATAGATGCTACTTTTGAGGTCGTTTTGATATTGCTATTAATATATAAATTCGTTTCTACTAAAGGTAAAAAACGGTACGAATTTTTACTCAGATATATGGTATTGATTATAGTAGTTGAATTAAGTAAAAATATAATTGGTCGATTACGTCCGGATAAAAGCGATTATAAGAGTTTTCCAAGTGGTCATTCATCAAATGCATGGTTTATCGCAGCTTCTTATGATTTTAACATATTCTTAGTTCTTTGGGCATTTGCAGTAATGATATCAAGAATAAGTTTAAGACGCCATGATATTTTTGATGTATCTGGTGGCGCAATCTTAGGAATCGCATGTGCACGAGTGAATATTAACAACTTAATCAAGATAAATAATCAAGATAGATAATCAAGATAGATAATCAAGACCGGAAATCCATATAAGACTTTGCGAAGAATATAGTATATATATTAATGTCTACTAAGAAGAAAATTATAATTGGGTTACCTGGTTCATCATTTAGTAATAATTTTTTATCATGTTGGACTCGTACATTGTATGCATTATGGGAATCTGGAAAATATGAGGTATTAATTGCACCTGGATCTAGTTCATTTGTTTCATTTGCGAGAATGAAAACTTTAGGATTAGATGTTCTAAGAGGTCCTGATCAAAAGCCATTTAATGGTTTAGAATATGACATTTATATAACTATTGATTCGGATATTGTATTTACTCCGGAAAATCTAATTAATCTTATTGAAAGTACGGATATTCATCCAGTTGTCTCAGGATATTATATGATGGTTGATTGTAAGTCTCTCGCAGTTGTAAAAGAATGGGATACTGAATATTTCGCTAAAAATGGAACTTTTGAATTTTTAACTCTTAAAGATCTTGAGACATGGACCAAAGCTACACAATCTGATTATATTCCTGTATCTTATTCTGGATTAGGGTTTTTTGCAGTTAAAAGAGAAGTACTTGAGTCTCTTAAATATCCATTTTTTAACGCAGAATTACAAAAAATTAATACATCTGATGGTAGAGAATTAGTTGATATATGTAGTGAAGATGTAGCATTGTGTAAAAACATTCAAGCTGCTGGTTATCAAATATTTGTAAATTCTAAACTTAGAGTTGGTCATGAAAAAAATTTAATTATCTAAAATATAGATAGATGGGTGATCAGCTTTACAATCGCGAATGCGTCAATAACTATATAAATCAAATTGCAAATATGAAAAACAACAAACAAATAACTAATGAAAATGATAGAACTCAATTCATTATAGAACAAATGAAAATGATAAATCAAAATTGCACAGTTAATGCAGGGAACAATGTAGGGAACAATGCAGGGAACAATGTAGGGAACAATGCAGGGAACAATGTAGGGAACAATGCAGGGAA